ATTTACAAAAAGCAATTTACAATGAACTATCAGAGATAGAACAAATCATAAGATTATCTAACCACCCATCACTTGTTAAAACTAGAGATACTGACGCAACTGCTGGTGCTGGTTCTATTATAGAAATACCTGACAACATAGATGCAAACTTAAAACCTTATATCTTACAACCAAGCGGAAGTAATTTAGATGGAGTATTAAAATCTATTGAGCATAAAGTTGAAGCTATCAATAGACTGTCTCATGTTGGAGCAATCAGAGCAACAAGTGAGAGAGTACAATCAGGTATAGCACTAAGAACTGAGTTTCAATTATTAAATGCCAAACTTGCAGAAAAAGCAAAGTTAATGGAACTTGCTGAAGAACAAATTTGGAGACTCTACGCTTTGTGGCAAGAAGAACAATTTGATGGCAAAATAACTTACCCAACAACATTTGACATTAGAGATTGGGCAACAGATTTAGAATTATTACAAGCTGCAAAAGCAAGTAATATTAAATCATCTACATTCAACAAAGAACTAGATAAACAAATAGCTAGAACAGTAATAGATGATGATGAAGCATTAGTAGTTATAGATGCAGAGATTGAACAGAACACCGAAGCATTAGGTGAGTTTCCACAACAACCAATAACATTACCTAGAGTTTAAATGTGGCTTCTATCATTACAGAACTTCAAGCACTTAGAGCAAACGCAATAACTTCATTAGAAGATAAACAACAAGAACTGTTAATTAAAACACTTCAACAATTAGAAAAAAGAGTTGTTGATAGAGCATTAACTTTACCAACTAGGAATGGACAATTATTTGATACAAGACTTGCAATAGAACTAAGACCACAATTACAAAAAGCAATAGAAGAACTTTATTTAATACCAGTACAAACCTTTATAAAAGATTATGACAAGGTTGCTGCAAACATTGTAGCAACTTATGGCAAACTTCCAGTAGCACCAGAATTTAAACAGATAAGAGAAATAGATTTAAGAGTTATTCAGCAATTAAAAAAGATTACTTTTTCTCAATTTCAAAATCTTGGAAATGAATTTGTGAACACATTAGCTAATGAAATTTATCAATCCACTTTAACTGGTAGACCAGTTGTAGATATGGTTGAAACTATTAGAGGAAAAATAAATGGTATCTATCAACAATCTGACAGTAAAAAGGCACAAGAATTAGTAGACTACATAGCTAACAATCCTAATGGTGCAGAAGTAGATACTGCTGTTTCACAATTACAAACTATTTATGGAAGAGATAGATTAGGAGAAAATCTAAATAGATATGCTGGGCAGTTAGTTCAAGATTCTTTAATGGGCTTTGATGGACAGTTTGCAAAATTTAGAGCAGATGAATTAGGATTAACTTCTTATGTTTATTATGGAACTTTAGTTAGAGACAGTAGGGATTTCTGCGTAGACAATGTAAATAAAATATTTACTGAAGAAGAAATTAGGAAAAAGTGGGCAGAAGAAACTTGGCAAGGAAAAGCACAAGGAGACCCATTTGTTGTAAGAGGCGGTTATAATTGTAGACATCACTTTCAACCAACAAGTCCTGAATGGGGTACAGTTAAAGAAGATGGCACATTTGAGTTCACTTTAGAATAATAATTGCATTTTAAGTATTCTACTGATAATTGAGAAGTTATTAATCAAGAAGGAGTTAATATGAACGACCAAGTTAAAAAAGAGTCGGTTGAGAAAACAGCAACTCAGGAAAAAGCTGGAGAAGTTAAAACTTCTGATACTCAATCAGAAAACAAAGTCTTTACTGAAGAACAAGTAGAGAACATAGTACAAAGAAGATTAGAACGATTTAAAAAATCAGTATCTAATAAACTTGATGGCATTGATATTGAAGAAGCCAAAAAGTTGATTGAAGAAAAGAAGCATAAAGAAATAGAACTCGCAAAACAACGAGGTGAGTTTGATAAAGTCTTAAAAGAGACTGTGTCAAAGAAGGACGATAGAATTAAGCAGTTGGAATCTGAATTATCAAAAATTCGGATAGATGAAACATTAGTCAATATAGCTAGTGGACTGAAAGCTGTAAAACCAGCAGAAGTTAAACAGTTACTTAGACAATATGTTCGTTTAAACGATAGTGGTTCTGTTGAAGTAATAACTGATACTGGAACACCTAGATATTCAGAAAAAGGCGAACCAATGAGTGTAAATGATTTGGTTGCTGATTATTTAAAGAACAATCCCCATCATGTTACCGCAACACCAAGTGGTGCTGGTAGCAAAGGTCAGATTGGTGGTGCAACACCTAAACCATTGAACATTAGGGATTTGGACTTGTCTAAACCTGAGGACAGAAAAATATATTCTGAATACAGAAAACAACGAGACCAAAGTGTATTTAAAATAAAACCAACAATATAGGATAAAAAACTATGGCAAACGAAACAACGAGTTCCACACTTAGTGAACTCTTTACGAATATTACCCAAGAGGCAATATTCACATTCCAAGAGACATCAGTAATGAGACCTCTTGTAACTGTGTACCCAATCAATGGCTCAGGCAAGACTGTTGAAGTACCAGTATATCCAACAGTAAGTGCGGCGGCAGTTAATGAAGCTACCGACTTATCAAACACAGCAGTTAATCCAACATCTGCAACTATCACAGCTAGTGAAAAAGGTGTGATGACTACCTTAACAGATTTAGGTAGAGATTCTGCATCAAGAAATGTAGGTGCTGATATTGGAAAATTATTCGGAGAAGCATTAGCTAAAAAAGTTGATACTGATTTAGTAGACCTTCTTGATGATTTTGCATCTGGAAATGACCAAGGCGGTGCAGGAACAGAACTTACTGCTGACTTGCTTTTCAAAGCACAAGCAATACTAAGAACTGCAAATGTACCAGCACCATATTATGGTGTGTTCCACCCAAAAGCAGTTTTCAATTTAAAGAAAACTCTTACACAAGCTGGTTATTCTGGAACTGCAACTGCAATTTCTGAAATTGGTAATGAAGCATTAAGAAATGGATATATCGGCAGAATCGCTGGTATTGATGTATTTGAAAATGCAAACATTACAATTGATGGCTCTGATGACGCAAATGGTGCAGTATTCCACCCAGCTTCATTAGGACTATGTATTAAAGAAGAAATCAAAATTGAAACACAAAGAGATGCTTCTTTAAGAGCAACAGAAATAGTCGGTTCAATTGTCTACGGAGTAGGTGTTGTAAAAGACACTTTCGGCGTAACAGTTCTTACTGATGCGGCTCTATAATTAATACAATCGGTGGGGTGTAAAAACCCCACCATTAAATATTATGGCTAATTTTTCAGTTGATTCAGATTTAACATTTTACCAACCAGATATTTTAACTTTTGGTATCGCTAACTTTACATCTCCAAACGATTACCATGCACAAGCCAGATTAGATATTGAGAGAGAATTAAGGATAAGATGGTTTCCAGTTTATTCAAAAGAAACTTATAGAAATATTTCATTATTAAATACAACAGAAATGAACGCAACATTATTAACTGATGCACAATTTAAAAGAGCAAGTGTGTATAGAGTGATTGGTTTTTATTGTTGTCCGCAACTTACAAAATTTAATTCAGATGATAACCCTGATAGATTTCAAGTAATGATGAAACACTATCAGCAATTATATGCTGATGAGATGGAACAGATATTAAGAGATGGTGTTGAATATGATGCTGATGATTCTAATACAGTTGCTAACGCAGAAAAAGCACCATATCATAGACTTAAAATTCTAAGATGAAAATTACAGTTCAGGACAACACTCTTCAAGTTGCCAAGAACTTTGAAAAACAAGTTAGAGAACAACCAACCATTGTTAAAACAGCATTAGGTAGAACTGCTGAATTTGTTATGGGATTAATTAAACAAAGAACAGCAAAAGGTATTAGTGCTAAAGGCGGTACTTTTCCACCTTATACAGAAGCATATAAACAATTTAGAAGAAAAGCTGGTAGACAAGTACAGTTCCCAGATTTAAATTTTTCAGGACAAATGTTATCTAATATTGTTCAAAAATCAGAACCTAGTTTTGCTATTATTTATTTTGCGAATAAATTTCAAAATATAAAAGCAGTAGGCAATCAAAACAAAAGAAGATTTTTTGCAATAGCAGATAAAGAACAACAACCAATCATAAATGTATTTATGAGAGAATTTAAAAAACTAAGTATAATTAAATGAGCAAACGAGAAGATATAGCATCAAACATTGTATCTGCTTTAACTGCGGTAACATCTCCTATTACTCTTAAAAAAATTACTAGAGAACCTTTTAATGTAGATGAATTATCTGAACAACAATATCCAGCTTGTTTTATTCAATCTGGTAATGAAACAAGAAGTGATGAAACAATAAGTTTTACAAGTGCCTTACGACAAGCAACAGCAGATTATGTTATTGTAGGATTTGTAAAAGGCACACCATCTAATATTGATACAAAAAGAAATGAATTGATTACGACAATTGAAACAACACTAAATTCTGATAGAACAAGAGGTGGGAACGCAAAACAAACTCAGGTAGTAGAAGTATCTACTGATGAAGGAGTTTTATTCCCAATAGGTGGTATCAGAATGGTAGTGCGAGTTATGTATCAATACACTTCTGGCACACCTTAATAAACAAACAAGGAAACAAATATGGCAACACATACTGGCTCAGAGGGTCTCATCAAGATTGGTGCAACGACAGTTGGAGAATTAAGAAGTTACACTTTAGAGCAAACTGGAGATTCTATTGAAGATACTTCAATGGGAGATTCATCAAGAACATATAAAGTTGGTCTTAAAGGTTTTTCTGGTTCAGCAAGTTTATTTTTTGATGAAGCTGATGCAGGACAATTATTAATGGTCGTAGGTTCAGAAATTACAATTAAAGTATTTCCTGAAGGTGCGACAGCAGGAGATAAATTTTATGAAGGTTCAGCAATAGTTACAGCTTACAATGTATCTGCATCTTTTGATGGAATGGTAGAAGCTGAAATGACATTTACTGGAACTGGTGCATTATCGTTATCAACAGCAGCATAATTTAGGAAGATATGAATATTATAGATAGAGTGAAGGCACATTTTGAAAGTCAAGGAGTTAAGAAAATAGAGGTTTCCGAATGGGGTGAGGAAGGCAAACCTTTAACAATATACTCACAACCAATGACACTTGCAGAAACAAGAAACCTTTTTAAGGGTGCAAAGAATGATGATTTAGGAGTAATGGTAGATGTTATTGTTCTTAAAGCTAAAGATGCTGACGGAAATAAAATATTTAAGTTAGATGATAAGCAAGTATTATTGAATAATGCTGACCCAACTGTTATAGCTAAAGTTTCAAGAGAAATACTTAGTGGTGTAAGTTTTGAGGAAGCCGAAAAAAAGTAAGATTTGACCACGAGTTATTTACCATACTTGCTCTTGGTCAAGAACTTGGAAAAAGTATGGAAGAAGTTTTGAGTATTACTCAGGACGAATATTATTATTGGTTGGCATATTTTAAAGTGAAGGCAGAACGAGACAAACTTAGATATGGCAGAACAGCAACTAAACATAAAACTTAATGTAATAGATAATGCTACCAAAGCATTTAAGTCAGTTAAAGATTCTATATTTAATTTAAGAACTGCTTTACTAGGAATAGGTTCTGGTGCTGTTGTTAAAAGTATTCTTAATGTTGGTAGCCAAGCACAAAGATTAAAAAACCAATTTTTATTATTATCTCCATCAATAGAAGAAGGTAGAAAATCTTTTGAAGCATTACAAAAATTTACAGCTACAAGTCCTCTACAATCAGATAGCATAGAGAGAGCATCTGAAATAGTTGTTGTATTTTCTAAAAATAGCCAAGAACTTACAGATAATCTTTTTGCAATTCAAAATGCGGCAATAGCATTAGGAATAGATATTGAAACAGTAGCAAGAGAATTTTCTACATTATCAAGAACTGGAATAGAAGGTGCTAGAGAATTAAAGAGAAGAAACTTAGAAGCATTTTTAGGACTAAAAGAAGGAGTTAAGGTAAGTTCACAAGAAACAGTTAGATTATTTTTAGAAGCATTTGGTAAAGGTGGTAAATTTTCTCTTGCTTCCGAAGCTTTTGCTAATACCTTTGCTGGTGCAACAAATAGATTTAGAAATTCTATAAAACAAATACAAGAATCAGTAGCACAAGCTGGTTTGTTAGATTTTTTCACAGATTTAACCAATGTTTTTTCAGATGTTCTAAGAAAAAATCCTGAATTATTAAATAAATTTATTAAAGATTTTACTTTTGGATTAATTGAAGGAATTAAAGCATTTGCGTCATTTACTTCTTCATTAATAGAATTATTAAAAGAACCATTTAATGTTTTAGTTATGTCTATTAAAGGCATTAACGATTTGTTAAATTTATTTCCACAAGCGGTAAAAGAAATAGGTATTGTAGGATTTTTTTTATTAGGAAAAAAAGGCAAGGCAATAGCTTTAGCAATAGGTTTTATTATAAAAGCAGTTGAAGATGCTTTAGAAAAATTAGGTATAAAAAGTAGTGATGTTACAAAATCCTATGAAGAACAAAAAGATAATTTAATTTTACAATTTGATTTATACAAAGCATTAGAAGAAAAAGCACAAGAGAGAATTAATAAAGAAAAAGAATTTAATGACAATTTAGAAAAGACAAAATCTAATACAAAAGAGATTTCTAGTATATTTGAAAAAATATTATATGACTTTAATCAATTAAATGCTTCAACAAAAACTGTTACACAATCTATTGCTGAAGGATTAAATAAAGCATTAGGAGATTTTTCAAGAGGTATTGCTGAATCTATTGTTTTAGGTAAATCACTTCAAAGTTCATTTAAATCAATAGCACAAAGTATTTTAATAGATATTATATCTGCACAAATTAAAACATTAGCAAATCTTGCAACGCAAATCGTTTTAGAAAAAATTATTACACAACAAAAACAACAACAAGCATTTTTTTCACAGTTTAGTGGAATAGGTGGTGGCATATTTGGTTCAATTGGCAAGATATTTGGTTTTGGTGGAATGTCATCAAGTGCTTCAGCTTTAAGTCAAGGTTTTAGTTTTGGTGGTATTGCAGAAGGTGGTCAAGTTCAAGCTGGTATGCCATACACAGTTGGAGAACGAGGTAGAGAATTATTTGTTCCTCAAACAGATGGTAAAGTAATACCAAATCACGATTTAGGCGGTGGAACAATTTTAAATTTTAATATTAACGCAACTGATGTAAGAGGAGTAAGAGAATTACTACTTAACAATAGAGCAACTATAACTAATATTGTTAATCAAGCATTAAACGCAAAAGGTAAATCTAATTTAGTATGAGTGGAGTATTTCCTTCAACACCGACAACAAGAGATGTAGTTATTAGTTCGCAACAAAATACTATTGTCTCAACAACTTCATCTGGGAGACGACAAGCAAGACAAATAGACGGACAAAGATTTAAATTAACTTTAAGATTTCCAGTTATGACTAGAGCAGAATTTGCACCTATAATTGCTTTTATAATGAAACAAAGAAGCCAATTAGAATCTTTTACTTATACTCCTGCAACTATGGAAGATACATTAGGTTCTGCTTCTACAACTATTTCTACAAATGGTGCTGTATCTGCTGGTGCAACAACAGCTTCAGTTGATGGTATGACAGTTTCAACAAATGGAATATTAAAAGCTGGAGATTTTTTTAGATTTACTGGTCAAACAAAAGTTTATATGGCAGTTTCAGATTTAAACTCTAATGCTTCTGGTGCTGGAACATTAACCTTTG